ACGTCCTCATACTCTCCGTACTCTACGCAGGCGTAATTACCGCCCAGTCTATACAGCTTTTCTTTATTCTGGCTGCGCACTGTATCAGCATCTTAACTATCTGTCGTTTTCGTTTCCTCATAGTTTCAGCCTTTCTCTTTCCTCGTCCCAGTCAAAACTTGTGCAGGCTATGCAGCGCTTGCAGCGTTCTATAGGCTCGTCGTCCCCGTCGTGTGAAAATCCCAGACAAGCGCCGCCGTCCATTCCGGCTGCGCCCCATTTTTTCTGCAAACTGCATTTTTTTATACGCTGCTTTATCCGGCACTCTTTGCATATAACCTTTTGTCCAGCTGTGCAGCCCTTACACCTTGCATGGTACTTAGCCCACTCTCTGCTTGCTCCTGTTCCCTCGCTTTCCCAGCCAATTACCCACTTGCCGCATACGTCGCAATATACCTGTGTTGTTACCGTCCTTGTTATTCCCATGTCTGCCCCTTTTCTGCCTCAAAATAGTAGTTGTCTACTATCAGCATTTTTTTACTGAAAATGCACATAAGCCCCAGCGGTACTGTAATAACCGCTATTGTTATGTCGCCCTCTGTCGCCCATACTGCCAGCACGGTAACTGCCAGCATTGCAAGCCCGTAGGCTTTCTGCTTAATGAAATACCAGCGGCGGGCTTTCTTTGCCTGCTCCCGCTGCCGCCTCTGCTCTTTTTTCTTGCGCATATCTGCTATGGCATCTGCATAGCCTCTCTGGTATGCGTCCTCTACTATCAATGCCTCTGCTGCCATTCTCTGCCTCTCTTCCTTTCGGCGGCGCTCTCTGTCTTTCCATGTGTGCCGCTCTCCTGTTCTGGCGTTTGGTTTTACCGTGCGGGCTGCTTTTCGCATTAAAAAGCAACTGAAAACCTGTTGACCGTCCACATACTTTCTGGCTGGTATGACCGCCGCTATTTTTCCACGGTATACAGATTGCAGCTATTAGCCTGCTGCCCTCTGCCGCAGGCTCGCCATGCCTGCTACGCAATGTGCCGTGTGGGATTTGAACCCACGACTTGCCGCTTATGAGGCGGCTGCTCTAACCGCTGAACTAACGGCACTCGTGGCGGCTGCTGCCGCCTACTCATTAAATAAAAAGCCTTTCTCTATTAAAAACCTTATCCAATCGCAGCCCGTTACGTCGTCCCGCTCAATGAATTTGTAAAAGCCCTCTGCGTCCTCTATTTCATATTTCTTCAAAATGTTTCTTGCATTCTTTACTGCTGGCGTGGTAAAAACATTCTCTGCGTAAAATGTAGCCTCTACAGTTCCGTAGTTATTCTTTCCTGCTGGTGTTCTCATTTCCACTACAACTACGTTCCTTTTGCTTTTTCTCCCTACTCCCTTTCTTATTACTACCGCCTCGCTGAATAGCCAGCCATTCCAGCCGCTGCGCATAGGTGCGAACTGTGTACGTGGTACTTTTACTAAATCGCCCGCCTGCAATTTGTTAAAATCTACTTTTTTCATGCTCCTTACCTCTCTTTTGTTCTTCTGGTTTATAATGCCTGCTGCCCCGCTGCTGCTGTGTAGGTTTTCAATGTAAGCCCGCAGCGTTTGAACTCTCTATAAATTGTGTCCCTATGTGTTCCCAGCGCCTCTGCAATATCGCTTACGCTGCTGCCCTGTTTACTCATAGCCTCTATGGTCTGCCTGTCCTCGTAGTGCAGACGCTTATACTTTCGTTTTGCCATGTTCTATGCTCCTTTCCGTCCTCATTTGCTTTTTATGGTAAAAAAATAAGCGTGTCAGAGTTTTTACGCTCTGCACGCTCTTCTTTTCTGCTGTTTCCTATAAAAAAAGAAAATCGGCAGAGGCTTTATAACCTCTTGTCGATTTTCATTCTAAAACTTATCTTTCTGAGAAAAAGAGAGCAGGGCATTACGAACCTTACGGGAATGAGAAGGTAAAGCAGTACTATCATTACCGGGCGGACAGTGAAAATGGAGCGAAGAGAGAGGGAAAGGAGATGATGACAGGCATAAAGACTGCCTATGACGGGGAATATGCGCCGATGCTTGTTCCATGGAGCATTGTGGATCCGAATGAGGAGTAGGAGGATACAGTCTGGGCCGGTTATGGGGAAAAGACATTTTTGAATCGAAAGTATTTCTCAAATCTGAGAATTGAGAAGCTTGACGCGGAAACTGGAG